TCAGTTTTAATCTAAGTATGTCGCATAGATCAAAACAATTTATTTCATCAAACAATTCTATGCCTTCTAATATTTCTTTTGTAACTGGCATTAGTTGGTATAGGCCGTCGTTCAGTATTATCAGATCCATGTTTTTTTGTGCCCCAATCTACAATTCTTTTTAAACCAGGTGCAGACATCTGCATGTCTACGCCGTATGGTTTCCATGCTCTTTTAATTAAATTTAATTCTAATAGAAGAATAGACCATTGCTTTTGTGTTATACCTTTCGGTTTAATTGTTATTATTTTTTCTTTCATATGGATAATATAATATCCTAGAAAATAATGTCAACCCCTATTTTCCCTGGCCCCGGTATTTTTTAAAGCTACGCCGGCGGGATTTGTTCATTTTGCATAGGCTAGGGTTACGTCCAATCGAAGTTTTGTGGAATATGGGTTCGTGTGGAATTTTTCCGTATAAACTTTTAGACTTCTTCGCCATTAAAATATCCGTCAACCTCAGATTGTAAGGTTTGTTTATGTAGACTAGGTATGTAACTTATTTTACCATTTACATGTTGTTCTAAATCTGCACCACATGTCATGCATCGAAAAAATTGTTTAGTAATACCCACTAACATTGTATACTCATCACAAGTTGGGCAAACACCATTAACTATTTCTGCTGTTATTTTGAAATTTTTTCCTGTCATATGTTTTTTTAGACTTTACCACACGTTGATGATAGCGTCTATCTTTTAATTGTTTAGCAATATTATTGTTTTTTTTAGTCAAGAATTAAAGAAAGAATTTTTTTCTCTCCCATGTACACTTCTACGTTTGCCTTAGACTGAATGCATTTATAGACTACTCTATCTTTAGAGCTTTTGTCCTTCATAGCATATCGTCGGGCCTTCATGCATTGACTTAACGACTCGTGATAACGATGCTCTATAATTTTATGGTCCTGTAAGAGTAAAAGTGCGAATACAATTTCAACCATTAGTGTGCTCCCGATCCGTTTCTAATTAATTTTTCAACATCTTCACTAAGCTTTTTAGTTCTTTCTTTTAAAAAATCAATATTAACTGCATTGTGTCTCATTCCCTTAATTTCATTCTCCACATCCTCTAAAATTCCTGCGATATGCTCCACCAACATGAAAAGTTCGGCCTCCCCGGAAGACTGTCCTAATTCTCCACGCGGGTATTTGATTCTGAATTCTGAGTTCTGTGCTAAGTCTTTTTCAAATAATTCTAATTTTGTGCTGTGCTGGTTGAGACGCTCTACTATGTTGAAGTAGCCCATCGTGCCAAGTGCTACGATAATTATTAAACTAGCAACCGTCTTCATAGGCATCTGCACAGCAGCGGATTCAGATATTGATAAAGGTTTTTTACTCATTACATTTTGGTTTTGGTTTTGGAAGTATAGTATTTTTTGTTTCTTTTTTCAATGACGGGTTTTGAATTGGTTTTGCACATATCGTAAGAATACATAACATTACTATAAGTATTGCTGTGAATCTGTAGTTCATAACAACCTCCAATCATTTTTTCTTTTCCTCTATTTCATAAAAGAACTTGTCGGTATCTTCTGTTCTCCAGGCCCTACTATCCTCTACATTCCATTCGTTTGTTTGCACCTTCCAATCAGGAATAGTATCTTTCACAGTGAAAGAAGGTATATCCCATATACATCTGTTGTTTGGTTGTGCTGCAAAATTGCCGTCGTCTAATGCAATTATGTGGGCGCACTTATGTTCGTGCGGTATCTCTGAATGGTCAGTGTCAAGTATATTAGGTTCTGGATGAGCAAAGTCAACAGTAAATAAATATTTACCTGGGTGCCATTTTTTATCTTTGCCTATGTATTTACCTGCTTGTCCTTCTAAAATATCAAAAGAATGAACAGAAGGATAATAGCTAAAACAATTCCAGAGCTGTAATTCATCAAGTCTTCTGGCTGGTACTTCTTTTGCTTCGAAACCACGTTGAATAAACGCGTTAAGTGGAAGGCGATAAAAAATTGCACCGTTTTCCATAATAGCATGCCATAAGATAGCCCTGCCTGTAAGCGCGCTAAGACCGAAGATGATACAGTCTTCAACTTCTCCATGATGTTTTTGTAAGTCATATAAATATTCTCTCCTTATCTGAGCATAAGTTACTGGTATGTTTGCATTTAAATAAGCCATAATAATTACCCATGTATCTCACCCCAGTTGTCCCCATGTTCGTAGTCAACTTTATTAGGGACCTCTAGTGTAACAGCATTTTCCATCACATCAATAATTTTTTTTGCATGTGATTCGTCTTTTACAGATATATCCAATTCATCATGTATTTGTATATGTGGTATTATACCTTCTTTATAAAGTTCTAACATAGCTTTTTTAGTCATGTCAGCAGCAGATCCTTGAATTAATTTATTTAAAGCTTTGTATGTATACGCTCTTTTAATCCCCGGTCCATGTTCCCTGAGTGCATCTTCGTGTAGCATGGCTTTATGCATACCAAAACTATTAGGCTCCCACAGGTGAAACCTGCACAGTCTACCTAGCAGTGTTCGTATCTGACCACGATCTTGTGCTCTGTTAGAAGCTTTATCCATAAGTTGTTTTACGAATGGTACTCGTGAATGATATGTATTAAATAATTCTGCAGCTTTTTCTTTTGTTACACCTAACTCTGCCTGTAATTTAGCTTTACCCATACCATAAAATAATCCAAGGTTAATTGTCTTTGCTTGTGATCTAGGTATATCAGCCATATCTGCAACAGTTTGGTGAAAGTCTGCACTAGAGTCTGTGCTGTAAGAGTCAACAACATCATAAACAGATGGTAATTTGTATAAAGACGCATAATGCACTACTAGTCTAGGCTCTTGCTGAGAATAGTCAAATACACCCCATCTATGGCCCTCTTCGGGTATAAATAATGATCTTATCTTAGGTCCAAGATCTTTATTTCTTGCAGGTATTTGTTGTAGATTTGGGTTCTGGTAGGAGAACCTACCAGTCACCGTGCCCCCGGTCTGTGATCTGAGTTGGTTTATCTCAGCATGTATTCTACCCTTGTGTTCGTATCTAAGAATAGAATCTAAAAATGTTGTATGTGCTTTATTTATTTCTCTTGCTTGTGCAATCATGTTTACAACAGGGTGAGAATGTTCCTGTAAAAAATTTTTTGTAAATGATGGTGCCCCTGTTTTATCTGTTCTTGGATATTCTAATCTTAATATATCAAATACATTTGCAATACTTCTTGCTGCCCATATCTGTGTATCAATATTTGTTTCACCTTTTATTTTATGTAATAATTCTTTTTCTTGTGCAATTAATTCTGCTTTCATTGCATGAGCCCGCTCTGCATCTACACGCACACCTTTGAATCTCATATCAACAAGACATGGAAACAAATCAGATTCCAAATCAAATATATCTTCCAGGTCCTGACTAATAATTTCTTTCTTCATCTCTTGCCAAAGTCCTAATGTAACTTCAGCATCTCGTTCTGCATATGCACCAACATGCATAGCAGGTAATTTGTACATTTCTGATTTTGGGTCTATGCCCCACTCTTCTGCAGCTTCTGCAAGTGCAGCCTCGTTCTTACCATAACCAAGATAGTGCCATGATAAACTATTAAGATCGTACCTAAATCTATTCTCATCAGTCAATGCAGATGCAATCATCGTGCAGGCTATATCACCATTTATTTTAAATCCCATTGCTCGCAACCAACATACGTCGTAGATTGCATTGTGAAATATTTTAGTTGATGGTGCTTCAAGTATATCTTTAAGCCATTCTAATACTCTGGACCTGTCCATGTTACCACCACCTTCGTGTGCAATTGGAAAGTATCCTTTGTAAAATTTTGTAGCAACAGCGATGCCTATGACTTCACCATTACCAATAACAGAACCAGACCCTTTCTTTAATAAGTCTGGATCTTTTGTCTCCAGGTCAATCGCTATCTCATCTACATTACGCAGGTCTGGAAACTCTGTAGGTTTCACCCACTCTGTCTGTGCTTCAAACTTAGGAATCTTCATCAACTATCCCCCATGAATTTTTTTGAGAGATCCCGCTGTTTACTGCTTGGGGATTTTTGCCAGAACTCTCAGAATAATCTCTTTCAATAATCATTTCTAAAAAATGTATGGCTTTCAATATATCTTCCTTCCCATTCTTGTCTCGATGACGAATGATGTATTTTATAGCACAACCTTCAGGATATAGCAATTCATTCTCAACTACAAACTTACTTGGCTGTATTTTATATTTTTGATAATGAGATCCTCCGTGTTGTTTATCCCAAACTTTCGATGTCATAACCTTGGTCCTCCTTTTTTGCTGCCATGATATACAGGTTTTGTTTTGTACGCG